ATATAGGTCCCGTAATGAAAGGGACTAGACTTCAAAAATACGCGATGTTTATTGACGAAATCCCCGAAGAATACAAAAATAATAAAGTTTTGAAGCGTCTGTTCGTAACTCCCGATAAACTAAGCGAAGCTATGAAGGACGTAAAAACAAAAGGAACAATGCTAAATACTTTTTACGAACAAGCAAGAAACTTAAAAAGGAGTGAAATTTAATGGCATATTTTCATGGCGTAAAAGTCGGCGAAATACCGACGGCGATAATAACGCCCGTTACCACAATGGCGGGACTTCCGATAATATTTGGCACTGCCCCTGTTCATTTATCCGAAAGCTCGGAGAAGTATGTAAACGAACCTATAATTTGCTATGATTTTGCGTCGGCTAAAGCGAGTTTGGGGTATTCCGCAGACTGGGAGAACTATACATTATGCGAAGCGATGTATGCGGAATTTATGCTTTACGCTGTTAAACCTGCTATATTTATCAATGTGCTTGACCCGGATAAGCATAAATCAAAAGTTGAATGGCGGGAAGCTCCGCTTGTGAAAGGCGTAGCGACAATAAAAGACGCGGTTATAAAATCGACGTTGAAAGTAAAAGACGGCATAAACGGTACGCTTTTAGTCGAAAACGAAGATTATACAGCCGCATACAACGACGATGGAGAGCTTATTATTACGGATATTGCAGGCGGAGAGGACAGCGGACTTTCTGCGTTTGCGGTAAGCTATGAGAAAATAGACCCGTCTCTCGTAACAAAAGCGGATATAATCGGCGGCGCGGACGTTTTAGGCGTTGACAAAGGATTGGAGCTTATAAACCATATCTATACAATGTTTGGGCAAGTACCGGGAATAATTATCGCGCCGGGTTGGTCTGAAGATGCGGAAGTAGCGGCGGTTATGGAAGCGAAAGCCTCCGCGATAAACGGACTTTTCCGCTGTATCGCTATTGTTGACGCGGACACAGACGTTTGCAAAAAGTATACGGACGTGTATAAGTGGAAAAACAACAATAATTATATAGGTAACAACGAGATAGTATGTTGGCCTAAAGTAAAACTTGGCGATACTGTTTATCATATGTCTACTCATATAATGGGAGTTATCGGTCAAATGGACGCTGAAAACGATGATATACCCTTTCAAAGCCCTTCAAATTTACCTATGCAGATAAGTGGGATTTGTCTATCGGACGGAGCGGAGGTTAATCTTAATCTTGACCAATGTAATTTATTGAACAGTCAAGGGATAATGACGGCGATAAATCACAGCGGAGGGTGGAGAAGCTGGGGCAATTACACGGGAGTATATCCCGGAAAGACCGATGTGAAAGACAGTTTTATAGGCGTGCGCAGAATGTTTGACTGGCAATATAAAACCTTTATCCAAAACAACTGGCAAAAAGTTGACAGACCCCTTACGAAGCGATTTGTAAGGACTTTGGCGGACAGCGAACAAATACGCTTGAACGGTTTAGTATCGAGGGAATATTTATTGGGCGCGGAAGTGAGTTATTTAGAGAGTGAAAACCCCGTAACAGATTTACTTCAAGGTATTTTCCGTATTCACACTAAATTAACTCCCACCGTTCCCGCGCAACATATTGAAGCAACACTTGAATACGATGTGAATAATTTTAACAAGTTATTCGCAAGTGATGAATGAGAGGTGAAACGAGATGAAGAAGTTAAAATTTAACTTACAGCTTTTTGTAAACAAAGTCCCCGAAGTGCTGAATGATTTTCGCGTATACAACGAAGGGGAAATAAACCGAGATTTAGGCGTTGCGGATATTGAACTTCCTGCGCTGGAGAATATGACGCAGTCCGTAAGCGGAGTCGGTATGGCGGGCGAAGTCGACGCGCCGGTGTTAGGTCATTACGGTTCAATGGAGACAACGGTAAACTGGCGAACGCCGACGGAAGCGGCAATACAGATGAGCGGAGGCGGCGCGGTTGCACTTGAAGCTATGGGGGCTATTCAAAATTGGGACAGCGGCGACAATAGGTATAGAATTGATTCGTACAGAGTTGTAATTCGCGGTCGTTCCAAGTCTTACGAGCAGGGGACTTTTGAGGCGGGCAATACTACGGACAGTTCCAATGTTATAGAAACGACGTATTTAAAAATCGAGGTAAACGGCAAAGTGCTCCGTGAAATTGATAAATACGCTTATAAGGATATAAACAACGGGGCTGACAATTTAGCGGAAGTCAGAGCCGCTATCGGTATGAGTTAATTGGAGGAATGAAGAAATGGAAAACGCAATGATTAAATTAAAAAAGCCTTTATCTAACGGCAAAGACGAGATTATACTTGATTTTGACAGTATAAACGGCTATACGCTTATACAATGCGAAAAGGACGCAAAACGCGAAGACCCTACTATAGTCGTGCCAAATTCCGCGCAAATTTATTTGGCGAGAGTTGCGGCTGCGGCGGCGGGCGTTCGCTACGATGATATATGCGCGCTTCCCGGCGGGGCGTTCAATAAAGTTTTGGTCGAGGTTAGGAGTTTTTTATTAAATATGGACGAATAGGGGATTTAATGACTTCCGCTATGCGTCTTTCAAGGTACACAAAAACGCCGATAAGCTATTTTCTAAAGCAACCCATTGATATATTCATAGCGTGGATTCAAACGATGAATAAGGAGATAGAGCGGGAAAATCAGGCAATAGAAAAGGCGAAAGAAGAAGCCAAAAAGAAGCGTAAAAAGAAATAACCCGCCTTTTTTGGCGGGTTAATAGTTAGAAACGTCGAAGCCGTTTTGTCTTAAGTTTTCCTTAGCGCGTTCAATAATCTCGTCAATTTCGTTTGGTTCTTCAATACCGTCGATGTCAAGATAAGGAATATCGGGGAAAAGATGATGTTTTATGTGTCCCGCGAATACATATTTCCAGTATTCGGGCAGTTGGTTTAAAACGTCTTTATCTCTTTCGCGTCCCTCTTTCATGAGCTGTATATAAAATTGCTGTAAGTAACCAACGAAGATGTCACAGTATGTATTATGGGGGCAATCAAAACATTCAAAGTAAAGCGGGTGATCCGTAATTTCGTATCTACAAGCGAGCCAAGGATCTTCCGGGCTTGAAGTTGGCGTACCCATAGCTAAACCGTATATAGACATATAAATCACGCCCTTTGCAATTATTTTTAAATATTATACCACAGAAGGAGGCGCTTGTATAGTGGCTGGTAAAAATTTAGAATTAGACGTAACGATAGGCGGTCAGCTTGACGGATCGCTTACGGGTTCAATGGGAAAAGTCATTAAACAAGCGCAAGCGATGTCTAAAGAGTTGGGACTGATATACCGCGCCCAATATAAAGCGGAAAAAGAGGCCTCGCAATTAAGGGGTATACAAAAACAGATACAAGAGTATCAAACTCTTTCAAAAGCTCTGCAAGAAGCATGGAAAAACTATAATGCAAGCGGAGGAGCGACGGCAAAAAACCGCGCGGCAATTATCGAACAAACGAACGCTCTTGAAAAATTAAGAGCGAGTTTAGACGCGGCAGGATACGCGGGGCTTAATTTTAAGAGAAATCAAGAGAAATTAGGGGAAGAACTTAAAAGAAACGCCAAATTACAAGAGGAGTTATCGAAAAAACGAATTCGAGAAGAAAACTTCCATGAAGCAAAAAAGAACTCAAAAGATGCGCAACAAAATTTCTACAACGCGACGGGCAATTTTCAAACGGGGTTGGACGCTTCAAAAACCATAATGTCGCCCTTTACCGACGCAGTAAAAACAGCTATGGAATTTGAAGCGGAAATGTCCAAAGTCAAAGCCATGACGCAAATGGACAATATTCAGCTCGGGAATTGGAGTAAAGTAAACGCCGAGATGAAAATGCTTACAGAGCAAGCAAAAGAACTCGGAATGACTACTCAATTTACTTCCGTACAAGCGGCGCAAGCCCAATTCTATATGGCAAAAGCCGGATGGGATGCTAACAAAGTATTTGCAGGTATGCCGCATATTTTAAATATGGCGGCTGTAGAAAATATGGAGCTTGGCAGAGCGTCCGAAATTGTCACCAATATTATGAGCGGTTTTGGGCTTGAATCAAACGAAGTAGGACGCGCTGTCGACGTATTGGCGTACACTTCAACTCATGCCAACACGGATTTAAACAGTTTAGGCGAAACAATGAAATACGCCGCGCCTGTCGCAAAATCTTTCGGAGCATCACTTGAAGAAACAGCCACAATGGCAAAATTTATGGCAGACGCAGGAATAACGGGTTCGCAAGCGGGAACTTCTTTAAGGCAGGGACTTCTTCGACTTGTCGCGCCGCCTAAAAAAGCATCGAAAGCTATGCAGGAATTGGGAGTAAGCCTTTCGGACGCTCAAGCGGAATGGGCAAACGCCAACGCAACAGCGAAAGCATACGGAATTACTCTTGACGCTTCAAAAGGTCCGGGCGAACAGCTCATTTCTGTTATAAAGCAAATAGAAAACGGAATGGCGGGAGCGTCCGATCAGCAAAAAATAGCGGCATTAAACGCCATAACGGGTATTAACGCAGTATCGGGCTGGGCATCCGTAATGGCTAACAGCAGCGGAAAAATCAGCGAATTTAACGATAAATTAAAAACCTGTAAAGGCGCAGCCGCTCAAACGGCAAAAGTAATGCAGGATAATACCAAAGG